CCAAAAAAGGTGTTCCTATTGCCATTATGGTGGCAGTTGGTAAGCCAAAGGCTATGCCTATGCGTGGTCAGCGTACCGCAACTAACATGATGAAGAAATCTGGGAGAAGTAAATGAGTTCATTATCTGGGGCAAAAACCCTTTTAAGCGCAGTAGTCGCAACTGGTGCATCTCAGCCTATCCAAGTTGATGGTGGTCAACCAGTATTTATGCAAGTCTCAGGCGTTACAAGTGCTACTGTTGTTCTGCAAGGTAGTCTTGATGGTACTAATTGGGCAACCCTTGGTACTGCTTTGACTGCTGATGGAATGGTTACTGTTGCCAATGCACCTATGTATGTACGGGCTAACTGTACAGTTTATGTGTCTGGAACTATTACAGCAAAGGTCTTGTATTAGTATGAAAAAGACTAAAGCCCAAGCCAAGATTAGCAAGGTTATGAAAGAGTATGGGGCAGGAAAACTGCACACAGGCTCTAAAAAAGGCAAGATAGTAACTAGCCAAAAGCAAGCGATTGCCATTGCTTTGTCTGAGGCAGGAAAGGCAAAAAAGAAATGAAACAAGGTCTATATGCCAATATCAATGCCAAACAAGCAAGAATTAAGGCTGGCTCTGGTGAACGTATGCGGAAAGTTGGTAGCAAGGGCGCGCCAACTGCCAAAGCGTTTATTGAGTCTGCTAAAACTGCAAAGAAACCAAAAAAGGTGAAGTGATGAAAACTCCCGCTTGGCAACGCTCCGAAGGTAAAAATCCTAAAGGAGGGTTGAACTCCAAGGGAAGATCATCTTATAATGCGGAAACTGGTGGTAATTTAAAAGCACCAGTTAAATCAGGGGATAATCCCCGTAGAGCAAGTTTCTTGGCTCGTATGGCTGGCAACGATGGCCCTGAGTACAAGGATGGTAAACCGACAAGACTGCTTCTTTCGTTAAAAGCATGGGGTGCATCCTCAAAGGCTGACGCAAAGGCAAAGGCTAAGTCTATTTCTGAACGAAATAAGGCAAAGGCGAAATGAGAGCATTATCGGTTGGCGCAAACCTCACAGCAAACACGCTGACAACCCTTTACACAGTACCCAAGGGGTATTACGCAAGGGTGGTATTGCTACGGGCGGTCAATACAGGTTCGCAAAAACATATTTCTTTCAGTTGGACAGATACCTCTGCGTCTGTCACATATTCTCTTGTATTTGAAACCGCTTTAACTACTAAAACCACGCAAGATTGGGGTGGTACATCATATTTTGTAATGGAAGAAGGTGACGTACTTAAAGCACAATCTGAGGCGGCATCTACCTTTTCGGTAGTAGTTACCATTGAAGAAGAAGGGTTGACTAGAACATGACATTCCTAGAACTTGTAAACGATGTGTTGGTACGCCTCAGAGAGCCTGTGGTCACCACTTTCAACGAAACTACCTATTCCACTTTGATTGGCAAATTCATCAATGATGCAAAGCGTCAGGTTGAAGATGCTTTTAGTTGGAACGCCTTGGGTGCAACCATCACAGTTACAACTGCCGCTAGTACCTCTACCTATTCCCTTACAGGGGCTGGTCAGAAGTTTCAGGTTATGGATGTAATCAATACAACTAGTCTTTTGGGGATGACAAATATTAGTTTTGTGGACATGAACCGCAAACTAAACTTTGCTCCTGTTGCTACTCAAACGCCCACAGAATATGCTTTTGATGGGGTAGATGGCTCTTACGACACACAAGTAAAACTCTATCCAGTTCCAAATGGTGTATACACAATTAAGTTTATGTTGACTGTTCCGCAACCAACATTGGCATCTGATTCCACAGTAGTAAAAGTTCCTGATGTTTTAGTGTCTCAAAACGCCTATTCAAGAGCATTGGTAGAGCGTGGTGAAGATGGTGGTCTTTCTTCCTCAGAGGCATATAACTTGTATCGAGCAATGCTGTCTGACTATATTGCTTTGGAAGGCACACGTTATCCAGAGAATCAGGAGTTTGTCTCTATATGACGCAAAGATTGCAGACCTTTAGTGTTCAAGCCCCAGGCTTCTTTGGGCTAAACACGCAAGACTCTCCTCTGACATTGGAGGCGGGGTATGCGTCTATTGCCACCAATTGCGTCATTGACCAATATGGACGTATTGGCGCACGAAAAGGCTTCTCAAGGGTTAATTCATCCTCTGGCAACTTAGGTGCAAACGATGTAAAAGTCATCCATGAGTTAGTGCAACTTGATGGAACAATAACCGTATTGTTTGCTGGTAACAACAAGTTATTTAAGTTAGATGGCTCTAATGCTGTCGTAGAGTTGACCTATGGTGGTGGCGGTACTGCCCCAACTATTACTAATAGCAATTGGCAATGTGCATCTTTGAATGGCATTACCTATTTCTTCCAATCTGGTTTTGATCCTTTGATCTATGACCCTGCGGTCAGTACAACCACCTTTAGGCGGGTGTCTGAGAAAACGGGGTATACAGGCACAGTTCCTTTGGGAAACATTGTTATCTCTGCGTTTGGTCGCTTGTGGGTGGCTGATACTACGACAGACAATGTAACGATTAGTTTCTCTGACTTGTTGGCAGGGCATAACTGGACTGCGGGAACATCTGGAACTCTTGATGTATCTAGGGTTTGGGCTAATGGTGCAGATCAGATCATGGGTTTGGGCGCACACAATAACTACTTGGTTATCTTTGGTAAGCGTCAGATATTAGTTTACTCAGGTGCAACAACCCCTTCCACAATGTCATTGGCTGACACCATAGGCAACATTGGTTGTTTATCAAGGGATTCCATAATTTCTACTGGTTCAGACATTGTTTTCTTGTCTAACTCTGGTGTGCGTAGTCTTTTGCGTACTATCCAAGAAAAGTCTGCCCCATTGCGTGATTTGTCTAAGAATGTGCGTAATGACTTGATGACTTATGTAGCGTCTGAGACATTGGCAAATATCAAGGCAGTCTATTCAGAAGTCAATGCTTTCTATCTTTTAACCCTTCCTGTTGCTAAACAAGTCTATGTATTTGATACCAAGGCTCAATTGCAAGATGGTTCTGCAAGGGTAACAACTTGGGACTCTATTGAACCAACTGCTCTTTTGTCTCGCAGAAATGGTGATTTACTGATTGGCAAGAATGGATATGTTGGAAAGTATGGGACATATCTTGACCATGCCTCTACCTATCGTTTCCAGTATTACACCAACTATGCTGACTTAGGTGATGCAAATGTCACATCAATTCTAAAGAAAATCTCTGTGGTTGTGATTGGTGGAACTAACCAAATACTGACAATCAAATGGTCTTATGACTTTTCAGCACAATACTACTCAACCCAAGCGCAAATTCCTATTTCATCAATTGCTGAGTATGGAATGGCTGAATATGGTGCAAATGGTAGTCCAGTAGCATACTATTCGACAGGCATACAGATTGGCACTTTGATTGGCCAAGCATCAGGCTATGGCAAGGTTGTGCAGACTGCTTATGAGATTGAGATCAATGGTTCGGCCATCAGCATCCAGAAGATTGAGATTCAGGCTAAAAACGGAAAACTTGGGTAAGGAATAAATATGGCAAATTACACAAAAACCACCAACTTTGCGGCTAAAGATGCGCTTGCGTCAGGCAATGCTTCTAAGGTTGTAAAAGGTACTGAGATCGATACAGAGTTTACTAATATCCAAACTGCCATTACTTCAAAGGCAGATGGAACATTTACGAACTTCTCATTTGTTGAAACATCAAATGTGTTGTATATCTACAATGTAGCAACGCCTGTGGCAAAGATTGATGCCTCTGGTAATTTGACTGTGATTGGCAACATCATTGCGAATGGAACAATGTAATGAAAGCATCAGAAATCATTAAAGCAGATGCGGTCAAACGCAAAATTGACCCTGATAAAGCCTTGCGTACTGTTAGTGCGTTGGTTAAGGCTAAGTCTGCTGTTTTGATGCAAGAAAGTGATTCTGTATTGCTAGTTCGTAAGATTAACCCAACATCCGCAGAGATTCACTTGTTTACTGAAGACAACCCTAGAACATTGGCAAGGGCTGTCATTGGTTTTGTCAGGAGAGGCAAGGCTTTAGGTATTAAGACTGTCTACGGCAAAGCAGATAACGAAGGAATTGTTGAATTGATGAAGCGTCTTGGCTTGAATGTACAAGCATCTGACTTGCAACAGTACAACTGGAAAGCACAGATATGAGAAATAGTCTTGCCCTATTAGGTATACCAGACCTACCCATCTATGCGTTTCGCCATGTGGGAGACAGAAGGATTCAGCCACAAGGCGGTGGTGGTGGAATTATTGAAAGCGTTTCAAATGCTGTAAGCGATGCAGTCAGTAGCGTTTCAGATGCTGTGGCTGGTATTGATGACACAGTAAACGAGGTAGTGCCAGGCGGTTGGGCAACAGTTGCTTCTGTTGCAGTTCCTGTTGCCGCACCTTACATCCAAGCGGCTAATGTGCTTGACAAGGGTGGTAGTCTTGAAGATGCCGCCAAAGCCGCTGTCATTGGTCAAGTTGCTGGTGAAGTTGGTGGTGGCGTAGGCGCAGAAACAGGCTCTAGTTTTGCTGGCAATGTGGCTGGTGGGACTACTGGTGGGTTGCTAAGTGGCAAGTCACCAGAAGAAGCATTAAAGGGTGGCGTGATAAGTGGTGGAATAAGCCAAGTTACACCATCTGGTTTATTGACTTCTAGTGGAACAACACCAACACAAGATTACACATATTTACCATCTGCGGATGTAACGCCTACAAGTACGGGGCAAGGAACAACGGGAGCAAATAACATGGCTGACTATTACACAAACGACTACGAGAACTATGGTAGTCAAAATATGTATACCAATCCAAATAGTGCTGTGGGCGCAGATAACGCTTACATGGCAAACACGCAGATGTATAACAACCCCTATGATGCTTTGTCTGCTGATAACGCATATATGGCTACTCAAGCACTTACTCCAGAGCAACTTGCTCAAGTAGGAATGGGCGCACCAACAAGTTATCTATCCTCCTTGGATGCGGCTACACAAGCCATAATTAAAAAAGCATTAGCGGCTGGTGGTACTGCGGCTCAAGGGGCAATGAACTTCCTAAATCAAAAGGGCGCTGTTCAAGGTGGGTTGCAAACCGCTGGTGGCTTGTTGCAAATGCAACAGTCTAGGGATGCGGCACTTCAAGCACAAAGAAACATACAGCAAGCGGCAGGGCAAGGAGTGGCTGGCGCACAGTTCAGACCCGTTGGCACAACTACCCGTTTTGGTACATCTAACTTCCAAGTTGATCCTAATACTGGTCAATTGATAAGTGCAGGGTATACAGCCGCACCTGAGATCACCTCTGCCCAAAATAGACTTATGGGTTTAGGTGCTAGTTATCTAGCGCAGTCTCCTGAAGAAGTTGCTCAACAATATATGTCTAAGCAATATGACTTGCTTGATCCTAGTCGGCAAAGACAGTTGGCTGGTATTAGAAACCAACAATTCCAAACAGGCCGTGGTGGTTTGTCAGTAGGTTCTACTGGTTTGCGTCCAAGTGGCGCACAAGGCTTGATGGGTTCTAATCCTGAGTTAGAGGCGTACTACAACGCTTTGGCACAACAAGATGCACAGTTGGCGGCACAAGCACAACAAGCAGGTCAGCAACAAGTTACCTTTGGTACAGGTTTGTTTGGTCAGGCTGGTCAACTAGAAAACATGGCACAACAACCATTTGCTCTAAGCCAAGGTCTTGCTACACAGTCATCATTGAGTGGCGCAAGGGCTGGAGAGATAGGGTTAAGAGGTGCTGTCTATGGCGGCAATATCGGTACTTCCGCAGGGGCTACTGCTAGTCCATTGGCGTATGGTTTGAGTGGTTTGGGTAACCCCAATTCTTTATTGGGCAACGCATTAGGTAGTTATCTAACATCACCATTAGTTAGTACTGGTGGCGCAGGTGGAGGCATAACAAGTGCTGGTATGCAAAACCCAACATTGGATGTATATGGTAGCGGTTATGTGCCACTTGGCTACGCAAACTTTTAAGGAGTAATCATGGCAACAGATATCGTAGGTGGATTGTTTGGTATTACTCCTGAGATGTACCAACAAAAAGTTGGTGAAGACATATTGCAACAAGGCGTACAAATGGGGCGATTGGCTCCAGATGAATTTGGTCGTGCCAATGTTTATGCAGGTGCGGCACAACTAGGTCGTGGCGTTATGGGCGCACAAGACCCACAGTTACGTTTGATAAGTGCAAGAAATACAGTAATTCAAGGTATTGATTTAAACGATTCAGACGCATTACAAGCGGCATCTGGAAGACTTGCTCAAATCGGTGATATGCAAGGTGCTTATGGTTTGGCTGAATTAGCCCAAAAACGTGCCGAATCAGCGGCAACTATTGGTTTGCGTGAAGCACAGGCTAAGAAAGCAAATGAATATCAGATGGCAACTACATCATCTGAGCGTAATCGCAAGTTGATTTCAGAAGCAGATGTTGCTTTGAAAGAAGGTAGACCTTTAACTGCGCCACAGGAAAGTGCATTGCGTTACCAAGTTGCACAAGAACTAAAGCCAAAGGTATTCCGTGATGCCAATACTGGTGAACTGACAACAATTGATCCATTGAACATTGGTTTAGCCGCACCGAATGTTGCTAAATATTTGAAAATTCCTCAGACAACTGGGACTGCGGGTGGTGTTAGCACCATTCAAACTCCTCAATCTCAAGAAGCACAGGTTTCTCAAGCAGAGGCTTTGAATGAGTTAACTAGTAGAACTAAAGACGTTAGAGATGTTATTGGTGAAACCAAAAAGTTAATTAGTGGCTATACAACAGGATATGGCAGTTTCTTATCTTCTTTGCCATTAACAGATGCAAAAACCCTGCAAAATAATCTAGAGAGCATAAAAGCAAACCTATCATTGTCACAACTTACTGCTTTGAAAGAGGCTAGTAAAACTGGTGCGTCTGGTTTGGGACAAGTTACTCGTAATGAGTTTGACGCTTTGCAAAGTACTATTGCCAAACTTGACCCACAATCTAAGACATTTGCAGATGATCTTGATAAAGTTGATAAAACCTATGCAAGACTCTTGAAACAACTTGAAAGTAAAACTGTAAGGGCAGAATCACGGGCGGGAATGACACCTACTCAAAAACCTGAATTGCCTGGCATTGCTCCAACTGATATTGCTCCACAAAAAAGTCAGTTCTCTGGTAAAAACCCACAGTTACAACCAGAAACACCTCAAAAAGCAATTAAGTGGTCTGATCTTAAATAAGGAATTGCGATGGACATCGAATTACCAAATGGAACTGTAATTCAGGATATTCCTGAAGGCATGACAAAAGGTCAAATCATGGCTCAAGCCATTAGGAATGGACTTGCTACGCCTGAAGATTTTGGGTTTAAAAGTCAACCAACTGAACAAGCACCTTCTGCACAACAACCTTCTATGGCAGACCAATTGTCTAGACAAGTAGGTTTGTTTGGTCGTGCGGCTTATGAAGGTTTAACTGCGCCAGCAACTACTGTTTTAGAGGGTTTGCGTAGTGCGTATAACCTCGGTGCAAATATAGTTGGTTCTGAAAGTAGATTGCCTTCTGTTGCTCAAGCACAAGGACAAATGTTAACTAAGGCTGGTTTGCCAGAGCCTCAAGGTATGCTTGAAAGAGCAGTTCAAACTGGTACTCAAGCAATGGGTGGTACAGGTGCATTGGCAAAAATAGCCTCTAAAGTTCCAGCGTTAGCAGAAAATATTGGCACACAGATTACTGCTTCTGGTGCGGCTGGTCTTGCGGCTCAACCTGCGGCTGAAGTAACTAAAGAAGCAACTTCAGGCGTTTTTGGAGAACAAGGAAGTGATATAGCGGCTACGATTGCCGCAATGGGCGTTGGCGCAAAAGTTGGTCAAAAGGTTGGTGGAGTGGTGACCACAGCAACAGGCGAGAAAACACCTACTTTGTACACAATGCAAGAGGTGCGTCAAAACGCTACTCGTGCCTATAACGCTATGGATCAACAAGGTGTTGCCGTTAAGCCACAGAGTGCTTTAGGTATGGTTGATAAGGTTAGAAGTGCTTTAGCAGATGCTCGACTTATTCAGGGTAGCGATGAAGCAAAAGCCCTAAATACACGCCTTGACACCATTGAGAACATGATTGGTACTGAGCGTGTTCCTTTTGGAAATATTGAGAAGATGCGTAGCATGATGAATGACCTTAAGGCCAATCCAAACCCTGAAATCAAGCGTTTTGGCTCTATTGCTGTTAACAAGATTGATGATTACATCAATTCTTTAAACGGCAAAGATGTCATTGCTGGTAAAGATGGCTTAGATAAGGCTGTATCTAGCGTTATGTCTGCTAGACAAAACTGGCGTAATCAGAGTCGTGCTGAGATTCTTCAGGATGCTCTTGATACCGCACAGGCAAAAGCATTAGACCCAAAAGCATCTGAGAGTGAGTTAATTCGCAGAGGGTTTATCAATATTGCCGCCAATAAAGACCGCATGAAGTTATTTTCTGAGTCTGAGCAAAATGTGATTAAGTCTGTTGCCAAAGGCGGGAGTCTTGATCCAATTCTTTCTGTGGTTGGCTCTTTTAGCCCATTTAGGTCTAAGTTGGCTACTGGTGCAACGCTTGCGGCAGGATATGCAAATCCTGTTGTTGGAATTGGAATGGCTGGTGCAGGTTATGGTGCAGATGCTTTGCAAAGTGCTTTGCGTAGACGGGCGGCTGAGTTAGCCGTTAAACAGATAGCGTCTGGTGCTACCCCGTCACAGCAACCTAACTATGGTTATTCAGGCTTGCTAGGTACTGTCTTGGCTAACCCACAGCCGTAGGAGACACCCATTGACCCTTTCTCTCTCCTTCTCCTTGCCCAAGGCGCAGTCTCAGCCATTAAGTCAGGCTGTGCGATGCTCCATGAAGGGCGCATGGAAATTGTTAATGCTAAAAAGACAATTGAAGGGGCTGTTGGCGATGCAAAGGCTATTGTCAGCGAACTCTCAGGTCTATGGTCGTGGGTTAAGGGTCTATTTGCGCCAACTAACGACAGAATCACGCCAACTCACGACACAACTGCGCCATTTAGCAACAAAGTAACATCAAAAAGTGTTGCAAAACAAAAACAATCGTATGAAGAATTAGAACTACAAATAATAAGCCAAGTTGGTGAAAATCTTGGTGTTTTATTTGATACACAACAACAAATCAATGACCACTATCACGAACTAGAGGAAGAATCAAAAACAAAATTCAATCCTGAACAAAATACAAGCAAAAAAGCGATTGAGCGAGTGCTTATTGAACTTCAACTTGAGCAAATGATGCAAGATGTCAGGGAAGCAATGGTGTACGCACCACCTCAACTCAAAGATTTGTATAGCAGATTTTTGGTGATGTACGAAAAGATAGAACAAGAACAAGCATGGGCAAGGTCAGAAATGATCCGTAGGAACAGGTTAGCAAGATGGCATAAAGAACAAATAGAGATTCGTTGTATTGAATTGACAAGTGGGATGATTGCTGTGATGTTTATCTCTTTATTTTTTGGATGGATGATGTGGCAACTACGAAACTTGTCTGGTGGGTTCTGATCGGGGTGGCTATATGTCTTATTGTTGGTGTAACCTCAATGGCGTATGTAGAAACTCTGTATATGAGGGCGCAACTTAAACAGGAAATGAAAGAGTTGCGTAAGTTAAAACGGGAACTAAAGGAAGAAAAATGAATGACCTACTCAATTTACTCAAGGGTGTCGCACCCACGTTGGCAACTGCTGTCGCTGGCCCTCTGGGTGGCATGGCTATTACCGCTTTGGCTAGTAAGTT